GTACCTTTATTAGTCAAAACAATACAAGAATTAGAAGCTAGAATTACAGCATTGGAGAGTTAGATGGCATTAACATTACATGGTACAGTATCAGATAACACAGTAGCTTTAGATAGAAAGACTGCTACTCCATTGATTATAAATGGTGATATGGCTATAGCTCAAAGAGGTACAAGCTTTTCTTCTTTATCATCTAGTCAATATTGTTTAGATAGATTTTCTAATGATATTGGTGGTGGTGGTGCAATCACAGTTACACAAGACACAGATGTACCTAGCAATGAATTCACCAAAAGCATGAAATTGGTTGTAGCTACTGCTGATAGCTCAATAGCAGGAAGTGATGCTTATAGAATCACACATTCAGTAGAGGGACAAAATATTGCAACAGTCGGATTAGGCACAAGTGGTTGTCAGACAATGACACTAACATTTTGGGTTAGGTCATCTGTTACAGGTACTTATGGTATAGGGTTTCAAAATAGTGCTGAAACAGAAAACTATGTAGATGAATATGCAATATCATCAGCAAATACTTGGGAGAAAAAAGTAATCAATATTCCTGTAAGAACATCAGGTACATGGCTAACTACTAATGGTGTAGGTTTAGGAATCAGATGGGATTTAGGTTCAGGCACGAATTACAATGGAACAGCAGACCAATGGCAAACAACATCAGGTAAAGTATACAGAACTTCATCATGTGTTAATTGGATAGCAACTGCATCAGCAACATTTTACATAACAGGTGTACAACTTGAACTAGGAACATTCGATACGAATAGTTTGCCTGACTTTCAACATGAAGATGCAGGTACAAGTCTAGCTAGATGTCAGAGGTATTTTCAGATACAGGTTTCAGGTTCTACAGGTTCAGGTTATGCTAATGGTTCTTTTAGAACAAACAATAATGCACAAATAACACATCATTTTAGAACTGAGATGAGAGCAAACCCAACTTGTACACAAATAGCAGGTAGCAATATGATTGCACATGATACTGCTGATGGAAACAACATTACAATAACTAGCATTGACAGTTTATTATTTAATTCAAATGGTGGGGCAATTATTGCATATAACTTATCAGGCACATCTGCAGCTGCAGGTGATGGTTGTTGGATATATAATACAGGTTCTACACCAGGTATTACATTTGATTCGGAGTTATAATGGAAGTTACATCAGCACAATATACATTAAATATTTTAGGACAAAATGGTGGCATAAAAGCAACAATAGATGGTGTTGTATGTCATGTTCCATTAGACACAGCAAACACACACTATCAAGCTATACAAGAATGGGTATCAGCAGGTAACACAATAGAGGAAGCAGACTAATGGCATTAGTAATTAAAGGATCAAGCTCAGGACAAGTAACAGTAGATGTACCAGCAGCGGCTGGAACAAATACCCTAACGATTCCTGCGAGTACAGGCACATTAGCCCTTACATCTCAATTAGCAGGAACTATTGTTAAGATTGCATGTGATGAAATTACAGCAGAATCAACAGGCTCAGGAACATTCTCAAATACAGGTTTAGAAGTGTCAATAACTCCTGCATCTGCATCTAACAAAATTTTATTATTGGCAACAGGCTCTATCGGATTAAATACAAAAGCGGGATTTAGATTTACACAAGACAATACACCTGTTGGTATTGGAGATACTCCAGGTTCTAATACAAATAGACAACGAGTATCTTTTAAAACTAAGTTATCGGATTTAAATGCATCACAAAACTTTGTTGGCTCTTGTATTTTATCTCCAAGCTCAACAAGTGAGCTAACATACAGATTGCAAATTGAAGCTGATGCAGATAGCACTTGGGCATTGAATAGATCATTTAATTTAAGTAACAGTGATGATGTATCTCATGCTGTAACTTCTTCATACTTATATGCAATAGAATTAGATGGTAGCAACACAACAATTAGTACATAGAGGATATTATGGATTTTAATAGAAAACCTGAATTTGTAGATGCAATAAAATCGTTAAGACCAACATCATCTTTTTCATTAAACGGTAGTGATTATTCTACTTTGAGATGGAATGATTCAGAAAACTCAGCACCAACAGAGAGTGAAGTAAATACTAAATTAGCTGAACTAACAACTCAGTATGAAGCAAAAGAATACCAACATAAAAGAGCAGCAGAATATCCAAGTATTCAAGCACAACTAGATGACATATATCACAATGGTGTAGATGGTTGGAAAGCAACAATTAAAGCAGTAAAAGATAAATACCCTAAGGAGTAACAAATGGGATTAGAAACAGGAACATATATAGACAGTCTTAACAGCTCAAACCCTACAGCAGGTGATGCCGTATCAGAGGGTGATGATCATTTAAGATTAATTAAATCGACAGTAAAAGCAACATTCCCAAATTTATCAGGTGCTGTAACAAGTACACAGGCAGAATTAAATTTACTAGATGGCGTAACTGCAAACACTACAGAACTTAACTATGTAGATATAACAACACTTGGGACAGTTGAAGCGTCAAAAGCCGTAACTGCAGATGCAAACAAAGATGTAACAGCAATACGAAACCTAACTATTACAGGTGCATTATCAGCAGGTAGTGGACTTGTAACAATGTCAGACATATACCCTGTAGGAAGTATTTATATAAATGCCGCAGTAACAACTAACCCTGCAACTTTATTAGGATTCGGTACATGGGCAGCGTTTGGTTCAGGCAGAATGATGGTTGGTTATGACGCATCAGATAGTGATTTTGACGCATTACAAGAAACAGGTGGTGCTAAAACGCATACATTAACTATTGACGAAATACCATCACATAATCACAACAGACCATTAGGTTGGAAACCTGCTCCAAACTCAACAGATGTTGATATAACAGGTGGTAATGGTGTTAATCCTCAAACTAATATGGTTACAGACAATACTGGTGGTGGACAAGCTCATAGTATTTTAAACCCATACATAGTTGCATATATGTGGAGAAGAACTGCGTAATGGCAACATTTGTAGCACCTGCACCTAAAGGTTTAGTAAAAGATACAAACAATACTGTATTGCCACCTGAATTTTATTCAGAAGCAGCTAATGTTAGATTTGCAGATAATGCAGCTAAAAAGATTAAAGGACATGACCAGGTATTCGGCACACCAACAGTAGCCCCATATTTTGTTATTAATTGGGCTTCAGGTACAAACATATTTTGGTATTATGCAGGTACAGCAAAGATTTACAGACAAAGTGGTAGTTCAACACATACAGACTTTACAAGGGCTTCAGGTGGAGATTACTCAACTAATCTAACTTCAGTAGGTAATTGGACAGGAACTATTTATAATGGTTTACCTATACTATGTAATGGAGTAGATGATCCACAAGCATTAGCTACAGTAGGAGCTGGTGCATTTAGCGATTTAACTAACTGGCCATCAAGTACAACTTGTAAGACCATAAAAGCCTTTGGTAATTATTTAATGGCACTCAATCTTACAGAAAGTGGAACAGAACTTCCTAACAAAGTTAGATGGGGAGATGCAGCAGAAAACTTTGCATTACCTTCTTCTTGGACAGCATCAGCAACTAATGACGCAGGTTCTGTAACTATAGGTGATGAATCAGATTTTATTGTAGATGGGTTGGCTTTAAAGCAATCATTTATTATATACAAAGAAAACTCTACATGGTTAGCTCAATATATAGGGGGAAACCTTGTATTTAGTTTCCAAAAACTATTTAACGATACAGGCGTATTAACAAGAAACTGTATAGCAGAATTTGACGGAAACCATTTTGTTGTAACTCAAGGTGATTTAATCGTACACAATGGAGTATCTAAAAAATCTGTAGCTTCTGATATAGTTAAAAGACAGCTATTTGACGACATTAATAGTGCCTATTTTAACTTAACCTTTTGCACACACAATGTTCAACAATCTGAAATGTGGGTGTGTTACCCTAGTATCGGTTCACAATATTGCAATAAAGCATTAATTTATAATTATGTTAATAACTCATTTACTTTTCGTGATTTGCCTAATATTTATCACATTGGTCCTGGAATTGTAGATCCTGGTGCAACATCTGTTGTATGGTCAGGACAATCAGCTACATGGACAGCTTATAGTGGTACATGGGGAGACAGGCAATATAACCCAACAGAAAGGTCTATTCTTATGGCAGGTGTAGCAGATACTAAATTGTATCGTGGAGATTTTGGGCAACAGTTTGCAGGTGAAAACTACATTACAACTATAGAAAGAAAAGGATTAACCTTAGATGGCAACACAAACACAGTAAAACAAGTAAGAAAACTTACACCTAAGATAGCAGGAACTGGCAAATGTACTATATCGGTAGGAAGTTCTATGAGTCCTAACGGCACATATAC